AAAATCTTTGGCAACACCAAGGCCCAGGCCGCTTGTAATGGCCGTAATTCCCTCAATTGTATGCCCTTTGATAATTAGCGCAATTCCACTTAAAATTGTGGTAAGTCCAAAAAAAGTTGTTTTCCAGTTACGCGGTTTTTTCATTTTCATATTTTAAATAATTTATTGCATTATACACAATCGTGCCAATACCAATTGTTGCAAGTATTACTTTTTGTGTTTTATTAATTTTTGGCCTGGATGCCGCATATAGCATAAAAGGGCCAAAAAAAACAACATCAGCAATCCTTACCAATTGTGTTTTCATTCCTTATCCATTAAATGAGCAACAATAATATCCAATTTGGTTTCCAACCTGGTCAGCCGGTCACCATGTTCATCATGCTTTTCCAATTGCTTTTCCAATGCCTTTACACGGTTGTTAAGTACACCCCAAGTTGCGCCGGCACTAAAAATGGCACTAATTATTATTGTCAATAACTGGTTGTCCATCACTTTTCTTTTTTGTTTCTTCGGCAATTGCCTGGTTGCATTCACGAAGTTTTGTTTGCAACCATTCAATGTTTGCGAGTAAATCGTATGCTTGCGCTTTTAGTTCCGTTAATTTGTCCATGATTAAGGTATTAAGGTTAAATTTAATTTCGTACAAATATACTGGTATGCCGCTAAATTAACATCGCCAGCTTGCCCCCAGGCTGTATAATCGTCGCCTGATATACTGATATTTCCTTGCGCCAAAGATTGCTTAGTTTTGTTACCCTCGCTATCCGTAGTAACGCTACTAATAACCCAGTAAAACTGCGCGTAGTTACTTAGATTGTCGTTTACAATGCTGGCGTCAATAAAATTGCCGCTGCTTGCTTGTCCGTTTTGCCATATTGTTACTGGCTGAATTGAATATCCCATTATTTTATTTTTAAGTTACTGTTGCTAATTTGTAAAGAGTGCCGCCTATATCTACCTCAATATATTCAGTCGTGTTTACTACTACTGTTGCAGCTACGCGGCTACCGAGTTTCCATGCTCCCGCTGTTCCTGTTGTAGGTGCGCCAGTTTTTATATCTCCATTAACCTGCAATTTTTGCCCCGCGTCTGTTGTAGTGCCGATTAGAAAATTTCCATTTGATTTTATAGTGGTTTTTACAGTATTGTTTGTATAAAAAGTTAAATCATGATTTGTTACTGTGGCAATTAACGCTTGACCTAATGCACTTGCACAACCGCTTATCATTTCAACATTACCGCTTTTGGAAAAATAATAAACACTACTACTATTTTCTTGAATAGTAATTCCATTATATGCACTAACCGTTGTTCCTCTTGCTATATTACCATTATAGTCAAAATATATGTTTTTAATTGGATTGGTGGAACCTTGTGGTGTAGTTGCAAACGATAGTGAAGTTCCTTGCGCCAAAGTAGTAAAATTCTCTACTGCTTCGGCTGTAATTATTCCAGTAGTGTTATTAAAATTACTTCCGTTATATCCGTTAAATGAGATTTTTCCTAATTCATTACCATTTTGAATTGCGGTTGGTACTGTTTTTGTGCCTGCTGCTGAAAGAAATAACAAATGACTTCCTACTGAATTATATCTCGTTAAATACAAATTAGCTTCTGCCGCACCGTCACTTACTATATTCATTTTTCCAAGCTGGGTAACTGTATTTATTCCAACAAAACCAGTACCACTACTATCAAAATATGCATTATCCGTAAACCTACCCGAACCACTTACATCAAGTGTGTATGCCGGTTGGTCGGCAAGTGAACTGTATTGATAATTTATACCAACAAACCGGCTTTGTTGGTCAATTGAAATTACTTCTTTTGAACCTTGACTATCATAAATTGAAAAACGGCGATAATTAATATCACTGTTCCAATTATATCCAATTTCATATTGAGAAACACCGGCACTTAAAAATGCTTGCAAAATGGATGGTGTTGCACCGGTACCATTTAATTGCATACCAACATCGGCGCCGCTATGTATGTCAAGTGCGGCACCTGGTGTTATTGTATTAATTCCTAAATGATTTGTCGCGGCATCCCACCATAAGTTATTTTCGCCACTTACACTATTGGAACCAGTCCAATAAGTAACCTGGCCGGCGGCACCACTACCGGTAACGGTACTGGAACCAGGGCCGCCAATTAAATCCCAACCGGTTCCCGTGTCACGATAAATTTCAAAAGTATCGGTACTAACAAAGAGTCGGCCCACTTGTCCGGCACTGGGCCGGTTAGCAAATGTATTACTGTTAATACTGGGGGAACCAAGTTGATTGAGTATGTTAAAATCTACAAACATTTATTATCCGATATATCTTTTGAATAATGCGGTCAATTGATTAACTCCGGTACCCGAAAAGTTAAATGAATAGACCTTTACCAATATTTCATCTTTATTACCGGTAATATTCCATGATTGGTTTGGTGTAAGGGTAAAACCATCAATGGTAACATTACTGGTACCGGTATTCACGAAAATTAAACTGTTACAATTGGTATCAGTTTGTGAACTACTGGAAAAAATCTTTGTTTCAGTAATGTATTTTTGACAATTCATAAACATTTACTTTTATCCTTTGCGTATAAATCCGCATCGGTTGTTGTATCGGGTAAAAATGTGGTTTGGTCAACTACATCAGCAACCATTTGCCTGGCCGTACTGGATGCATTTTGCACACTCGGTGCATTCGGGCCGGTCTTTTTCTTGCGCATTAAATACCAAACAAGATACACACCGGCGGCAATGTAAATCCAATTTCTTTTCATACTATATTTTTAAAACATTACTTCATCACCTCCAATCCTGGGGAATGAAAATGTTGATAATTGTTTGGTTACGGCCTTGGCTTTCTTTTTGCTTATTTCTTTTTGCGCGGCCCTTTTTACGGCCGTTTTTTGCGCTTGCTTTGCCGCTTTTTGTCTTGCATCCTTGCCAAAAATGTTTTTTACAACATCGGTTGCCTTATCCAATAATGTTGGCCCTGGCTTTACTGTTTCAGCAAATTCACCTTCAAATTCCTCGGCGGTTTGTTTTATCGGCATATCAGCCGTTACGGTTACACGCGGCCGGCGGCGGAAATACATAAAGGCCAGTGCGGCACCACCAATTAATAAAATTGGTAATAAATTCTTTTTCATCACTTGTTTTTTAATTTGTTTGTAAATGAAAGCAATGTTTCTAATTGCTTATCACTTAATCCATCCCACGGCAAAATGCCACCGCCATTTGTTAAAAATGTAAGTAAATCTTCACCGTATATTTGTGTAAATACATCGGATAAAAAACTTACTTGTGATTTTGCTTTCAGTTGCGAAAAAACTCCCACAATCGCGTTAAAATCATCCTGGAATATTCCAAATGCATTGTGAATGCGCCGGGCATAATTTTCAGCCGTTGCCCTGGTAATTAATGTTCCGCCATATCTTTTGTAATAAGCCGGTTTCCAATAACTAATTGGGTTCGTAATTTCTTGGCTTGCACTTTTTGTGCCAGGCCCGGCGGCAATACCACCGGCAATCAATAACCGCTTAATGGCCGTAAATGCCAGTAATCCGCCACCGATTAACAAAACATCAGTTGTTGATATTTTAATTCCTTTTGCCATTATTTACGAAGCATTGATAACAAAAATGAAATTTGGCTTTCGGGCATTTCGGAAAGTTTAATTAGGTCATCCGGTGTTACACCTTTTGCAAATAGTGTTTCAATTACTTGTTGCAAATCTTCGGCGGTATGTGTACCGCTTATGTGTTGCACTTTCGGTTTCATAAAGTTTCCGGCTAAATTGCCCAAAATTCCAATTAACATTTGTTGCACTTGTGGTTGTTGTAACATTCCGGCCAAAATGCTTGATGGTGTCACCGGTTGTTCTTCTTCTTCATCTTCTTCTAACTCGGCTAACCTTTCGGCACGCATAGCCCTCAATTCATTCAAAATTTCGGTATCACGGTCATTCCTTGCAACATATTGGCCCGGCATCATGCCCATCATGTGGGCCGGCTTTTCGTTTACAATAAAGTACATTCCAACGGTATCTTCCAACTTCTTTTCTTTGGCACCTTTTATGTTGCCAACCGTTAAATGATAGTTTTCAAAATCATCCTGGGGAATAATACTTAATGCAATTGCCAATCTTTCGGCACCTTCTTCCTTACTTTTTCCATGGTACATACCTTGGCGGTATTTTAATGCCGGTTGAAAGCGGCAAAGTTCCCATGCGGCTTGTTCCTGGTCATTATACCAGTTCATCACTTGTTGAACACTCCTTAATGTAGGTACGGCGGCCATGTTGATTAATTAAACGTAATAAATGCCAAAAATGAATGAAAAGTTTGTTGTATTTGCCGGCGCACTTGCAATTTGAACAAATGATTTATCGTAAGTTACCTTTTGACCTTGAAATTCATACAATCCACGGACAAATGGTGTACTTGCGCTTGTTGTTGCCTGGGTACGAACTAAACTAACCAGGGGAATGCGGTACAAATCTTGTCTTTCATTTGCATATAACACCAAATAACTTTTTTGCAATATTGCGGCGGTTGGTGCGGCAACATTGTTTGGACTTGCGGTAACTGTATCAACACCGAAAGTTTCAATTGCAAGTAATGAAGTATAACGAAGTTTTGGCAAATCGGGAAAACTCCATTGTGTGTTTGTTTGTCCGGTACTTGCAACACCTGGAACCAGTAATTCAACCAGTTCGTATTTAGCGGCTTTGAATGCCATTTTGATAAAATTTACTTTTTTAAAAATAAGGACCGGCCATTAACCGGCCCTTTGTTTTTTTACCAGTATTAACGAACTGGGGTAACGTTTTGTGCAAGGTGACCGCGCAAAATAAGAATGGCACGGCTGTTTGTTTCAACGGCGGCCATTGCGGATGCAAGTTGAACTTGCAATGTATTTTGTTTGGAACCTACCAGAACCCAACCTGGTTCAATTGGATAGAATGCACTTGTTCCACCATCTTGTTGGTCAGTGAATGCATTAGTTTGTGCCGTTGTATATGAGTTACCACCTTGTGTTTGTGGTACTGAATAATGGCGGTACAAATCGTATGCGGGAACAATTTGGCGGTTGTTAACAGTCAAAGAAAGTGAACTGTTATACCAGTTAAATAAACTGGATGCCGTGTTGCTTGCACTGAATATGTAAGGGTTTGGATAAGTACACAACTGGAAATTTGTTGCGGTACTTGAACTTGGTTTTGCGAAGAAAAGTCCAATCTGTGAACAATAAAACGCATCTTGAAGGTTCAATCTTTGTTCCAGGTTAGTTGCGGCGGTTGCGCTTGCGCTAACATCGTTGACCAATACTGGAAATTGATAATTCGTAATGCTTGTTGAAAGGGATACTTCCAGGCGCAAATAACTTTGTGAAAGTACGGCTTGTCCAAGGGAAAAACCGGCGCGCTGAATGCCCTCTTTTGCCTTTTCAAAGGCCAGGCGGCTACCTACTGTTGATGCCATAATTTTTGTTGTTCAGTTCGTTGCCCTGTCCCCGGCTTTTTTATTTTAAATAAAGGTGAATGCAAGTGTTATGCAATTAAAAGTCCTCACCATCTTCATCCATTCCGGCCAATACACTCAAATCATCACCGGCCATAACATCGTTATCGCCGGAAATAACTGAGATGCCATCCGGAATTTCACCAACTGTTACCGGGAATTCCATTGTGTCCATTGCACCAAGTGCGGGAACCAGGTTGCCAATTAATCCGGCACCACCGGCGGCAATCATTCCATTGCCCAATGATTTTCCAATGTCACCTTTCACAATAGTGGGGAATACAAAACCAATTGCAGTTACGGCCGCATTTTTAATACGGTCATCACCAATTGGTAGCATTGCCGCCACTTTCTTGCCAATTACGGCACCGGCGATAATTCCAAGTGCGGCTGTAATATTTGCTTTTCCTACCGCACCCATTCGGCGGCCACTTCTACGGCGGCTCGCACTCTTTCTTTTTCTTGCCATCTGTTTTTTTTTATTTCAAGTTAATACATCCATTTACCACAACAAGTTATTGGCGAACCATCCAGGCGAATTTTTTACAATCCTATCTTTCGCATGTCTTATCTTATACAACCTTCTCCGTTTGTTGGCTATTTGCGAACCGAATAATTTTAAATAATTCGGATAATCTAAATAACCACTGTCACCAACACTTGTCAAATAATATCCATTTTTATCAAACACATCAATTTTTTTGCCTTTCCTGGTACTGGGCCTAACAATTACATTAAATTGCCTGGCTTTTCTTTTGGTGTATGGCAATATTTTATACATTATTTTTTTAATGATAAAATAATTGATTTTGTAATTTTCAATGCTCTATTAATAACCTTTTTTTCTTGCATTGTTTTTGCCGCTAATTTTTCGGCCATCAATCTACCATATACACGAATGTATTTTTCCAATTCTTCTTTTTGATTTGGAATAATTCCACTAACAACACGAATATTCACATTGTGACTTTTTGTGTCCGTGTGCATTTCAGTTCCTTTTCTTTTTGTCGCTTTAACCCTTGTTGCACTTTTCTTTTTTACGGCACCAAGTTTTTCACCTTTTCTTTCTTTTGAATAGGAAATGGCAAATGCTTGTTTTACGGCTTGGGCCTGGGTTAACTTCGGATTTTTCTTGCGAAGTTTTGCGGCCTCTTTTACAACGGCCTTGAATTTTGCCCTGGCTTGTCTTTGTTTTGCAGTCATGTTATTTCTTTGTTACAAAATACAATACGGCGGCACCGCCAAGTATTAAGGGTAAAAAATTTGGTTTGCCGGTTGTTGTTGTTGTTGCCGGTGTTATTTCTTCAAATACTTGGTCGGAAATATCAATATTTTTAGCCTCTTTTGCGGCCTTTGGTTCCAGTGCCTTTTTTGCCAATTCCTGGGCCTTTTGGTTCAATGCATCTTTACCAAGTTGTACCAGTTCCGCCGGTTCAATTCCAATACTTTTTAAAATATCGGCCACCTTTACAAGTAATGGTGCGGCGGCGGCGGCGGTTGCGGCGGCCGGTGCGGCACCAATTGTTTCATTGCCGAAAATTCTTTTTTTCTTACTTCCTTTATCAAATGCATTTTTTAATGCTTGCATTTTTCCGCCGGCACCTTCCCAAAAATGTTCAATTTTCGTTGGTGCCTTTTGCCAACCTTTTTGCAATTTATTTGCCAGGCCGCCAAAATTCAGCGCAACCAGGGCCAAAAATGCATTGCGAACTGGTGCGGCGGCTACTTTTAAAACAACCTTTGCACCTTTTTTCAATGTTTGCTTAACTGTTCGGCCGGCCGCCTCGCGTGCCGCTTTTACTTCTTGTTTTGCGGCTTTTTTTGCCACCTTTGTCGGTGCCGCTTTTTTGACGGCCTTGGCTTGTTTCAGTCGTGCTTTTTGTTCCTTGGTTGCGCCAACTCCGGATATTGTATAAAGGGCCATATTTTTTTTATCTATTGAGTAATTGTAAGGTTTTTTATAGTCAAATTCTTTTAATACTGGGTCAATCCAAATTTCGTTATTGGTACCAGGATTAACAACAACAAAAACATGTTGTGGTTGCTTGTCAAACATTCGGTAACTGGAAAAACGGTAAGCAAATGGAATGCCCAAATTTTGCAAAATACCACCGGCAAACAATGAATAGTGTTTGCAATCACCATGGCCAGTTGCCAGGATGGCCGCCGGACTTTTTACAGTTTGCCGGTTGCCTGGTTCAATCACATATTTCACATTCTTTTTCAAAAAATTGAAAATGCGTTTTGCCGTTTCTCTTTTGGTCGGTGCCTTAAAAAAAGAACTAATTTGGCTATACTCCGGCGCATGAATTTTATGCGCCTCGGTTATTGCCTCAATAATATCACCGGTTGACTGGTCGGCAACAATCATTTGTTGCTTGTTTTTAAATGGTTCCAACCGGCCCATTATTGTTGTTGCATCCATTATCAAATAACTTTTGTTTCCGAAATAGGAACAACCAATCCATTAACATTAGCCGTTCCAGTAAAAGATGCATTTAGCTGGCCGGCCGGTGTATTTAATAATTCACGAATTGAATTGAAAAGTCCTAATGCTGATGGCCTTGCACTCAAACGCAACATGCTTTCACTGTTTGGTGCAATTACCTGGTCACCAAATGCACTTACGTTGGCCAAATATTCACCATTCACCGACACACTACCTGTTACACTTTTAATTGTGACTTTTTGATTAGTTGGATTTTGAACCGCAAAATCTACATTGATAACTGGCGCGAAAAGGGTGCCACCTGGTCGCAATCCGCGAAGTACAAAATTTGCCTTTTGGCCAAATGAAAACCTTGATAAAAAGTATAAGGCGGCGGCACCACCTACCAACCACAGTATGTTTCGCATTCGGAAATTGAATGCGGCTTTATGTTCTTAATCGTTTGTCAGTTCTAAATTACAAAAAACATTCGCAAATAACAAAATTCAACTTTTCACAATTATTCACATTCACATTTTTTGTTTCCGTGTGCATGCCTTTGTGGGGCTTGCACAACGGAAACAAAGTTACAAAAAATTTGTGAATAAATTAAGTTTTTACCAAGTTTTTTATTCACATCACTTGCATTCACCTTTAGTTAATAAAAAGAATGGTGCATATTTCCGGGCCGGGAATAAAAAAGGCCCGGTGAGAACACCAGGCCGTCGTTGCTTAAAAAAACCCTAAACCAACTGCTTATGAGAAGATAAATATACTACTTTTTGCGGAAATCGCTTTTAAGGTACGTGCGGCGGTCAAATTCGCCACTTTTGGCATCGTACCAATTAATGTACCAGGCACCGGAATTGGCGCAAAATTCGCCAAATTTGACCATGTTAGTAATGTTTCGGTATTTTCTCGGCCTGGGGCCACCTGGTTCAAAAAAAACTATCGCGGTTCGTATTATTTTGGCCATTTTTCCTATTTTTACAATGAATGCAAGTGACTTGCGGTTGGTTCCGAAGTCGTTTGTCCGGCCGGTTCCCTTCAGGTTGAACCGGCCTTTTTATTAGAATGGCAAATCATCCGTTTCCGGTTTGTTATTAATTGCCGCCTCTTTTACTTCTTGCAAATCACTTAAAATGCCATCGGGTTGTTGCTCTTGCATTTCACTGGCCAGTAACCGCAAATAATTATTTCCGGCCTTGCTCTTGTTAATCCATCCGGCCAATCGGTACCTTTTTCCATCAATTTCCAAATTACCGGTGTAATCCGGTGAAGTGGGTTTTTCTTTTTTGTTGCGGTACAAGGTGCCGCCATTTTTCTTGTTTTCCATAACTATTGTTGTTCGGGTTCCTCCGTTCCCAGGTTAAGATTTTTTTACTTTTTTTGGTAATGTAATTGTGTCCGTTTCAATCATAGGAACCTGGTTCCACTGGCCGTTAAAATTCATGATGGCAATGGGTTCAAATTCATCACTACTTCGCAAATATTTTGGTTTTAATATAAATTGCTTGGTTTCCCGGTTGCGTTCCACCAATAATGTGCTTTGCGCCCACCGGTCAGTGTTGGAACCTAAATGGCCAAGGGTTTCGCCGTGTCCTTTACCCAGGTGCAAAACACCAATCATTAAAATATTGTATTGCTTTGTAATTCTTTTGAACCAGTTAGTCAATAACCTGGTTTCCGTTTCATCGTTGTAATTTAGGCACAAATCCAAAAGGCCATCCACCACAATAACCGAACAATCTGAATTGTTTATCAAATAAAGTTCAATCATGGCCCGGATGCGTTTGGGCATGTCCTCACGAAAAGAAAAGGCATCCAGAAAATCGGGAATGCTCTCTTTACTGGCAAAGTTTTTAATTCTTTCCATTTGCCGGTAAAAATCATATTGTGAACTTTCAGTGTCGAAATATGCTATTCGGTTTCGCTCTTTTGGGGTTTGTAATTTTATTCCAAAAATTGACTGAAATGGGGGTACCAATGCTGAACTAATTACGGCGGCGGCATAGGTACTTTTGCTTGCCTTGGGTAACCCGGAAATAACACAATAATTTTCCAAGGTTCCAACGACCTTGCCGGATATAGTGAATATCACTTGTTCGGCCTTGGGTTTGTGCAAAGGATTGTACCGCCGAACTTTTAATAATTCGGTTAATTCCTGGTCGTTTGTCATAAGTTTAATTCATGTTCCAGTAACTGGACAACCAAAGCATAAAAAAGAATACTATAAATAGCCAAAATTTAGGACTATTCAACAATTTGAATATTGTTTTCATTTTCGTTGGTTTTGGTTAATTCATCAATTAATAATTCGGCCGCTTTTACACATGCATTGTAAGCACTTAATTTATGGCCATTTTCGGAATAAACCTTTTTACTTTCCAGGAAATGGGGTAAAAGGGTAATGGCAAAATATTCGCGCTTAGAAAGTCCTGGAATGGGTGCCAGTACACGGCCAAGATTGTCCTGAACTATTTGCGGCGGAAATGCCGGAACATCATAAGTTTTGTGCATTGTAAAAGATTTTTAATTGTTTGTGGTAAATAAAAAATTTCAATTAGCAATAAAAGTGAAAAACAAAGTGGTGTTGCTACAAATAAAAAAAATAGCAATTCACTAATAAATTCAACCTTTTTGCGCATGGTGTACCTCGGTTAAATGTTTAATAATTCTTTGGTATTCATCAATGCTATCATCAATTAAGGTTCGTAATTCCATTTGTAAATTGTATGGAATTAACCGTTGGTCAATAATAACACGGTCACCATCCGGAAAGGTTACTTCAAAATGCACCTGGGTGTCGGATAAATGTTTTCCCAGGAATTGTAATGTTTGAATTTTGCCATTCAGTTCAGCCAAGTATGGGCCGACCTGGTTAAATAGGTCTTTTTGCATGGTTCCAATTTTGGGTTAATAATCGTTTGTCAATACGAATTTATATTACTTTTTTACATATAAACAAAAAAAAATAATGCCGTGACTGGGCATTATTTAAAAAGTAGTATAAATCAATAATTTATGAAAGAAAAAGTTCCGCCTCTAATTTGCGGCGGTTTGTTAATCCTGGAACCTCTTTGCCTTTTACTTTATTCCAACGGATAAATTGTGCGGCAATTAAATTTTTATCGGTTCCACTATTAAGCATGCGAAGTAGTGTTGACCTGGTAAATGCGCCAATGCCAATATTGTAAGCCAATGAAGTTAATGCCGTTAATTGATTGGCATTTATAGGCAGTTTTACTAATTTTTTTATTTGTGTTTCCAGTGCCGCCGTATTAATGCGCAACCAAGAAAGGGCCTTTTCTTTTGTAATTACATCACCTTTCTTAATAGGTAATCCGGTTTCCGGATTAATAGTGGTGCCATAACCAATTGTCCAAATATTACCAGTGTCCTGGTATGCCCTTAACCGTAATCCTTCAAATTGAGCAATAATTTTTGTTGCACTCACTTTTCTACTAATTAGTAAAAAGCCAACGATGGCCAGTGTAATAATATAGTTTTTTGCCTTTCGCATTCATCAAATGCCAGTTTTATCAAAATCTTTGGCAACACCAAGGCCCAGGCCGCTTGTAATGGCCGTAATTCCCTCAATTGTATGCCCTTTGATAATTAGCGCAATTCCACTTAAAATTGTGGTAAGTCCAAAAAAAGTTGTTTTCCAG